TCCATCCACTGCTGGTGTTTCGGCTTCTCGTTACATCTTCGCTCTGTACCAACAGAGATTAAACGAAGAGGCGTTGAAGTTGAAAGACAAGTATCCAATACGCATCCACTATCTACGTTAAGGAAGATTAATGGCACTCCGTTTATTTAGCTCTATCAGTGTTCAAACAACACTAGCATCTACTATCAATAGTACGGTTACATCAATGACGGTAGCAACTGGTACTGCAACCACCTTACTTGGTGGAGTTACTATAGTACCAAACAGTCAATTCACTGTAGCAATAGATCCAGATACTACTAATGAAGAGATAATCTTTATCACAGCAGGTCCTTCAGGGGACACATTTACGATTTCACGGGGTGAGGCAGGGACTAGCAACATCAGTCATTCTACCGGAGCTACTGTGAAGCACGTTCTAACCTCATCAGATCTAAACGCATTTGAAGCAGGGTTATCTGATGGTTCAGGTGGAACCATTAGTGGCTTACTTTTAATGGGTGGCTAACCAAACACTAAGGAGAAAAATAAATGCCAACAACATATAAGGTGCTTGGTCAGAGCAACCCAAGCGCAACAACAGCAACAACTCTATATACAGTACCTGCAGCTACACAGGCTGTAGTATCAACAATTACTGTGGCTAACCAAGCAGCATCTGCTGCTACCTATCGTATTGCAGTACGAGTTGCAGGAGCATCCCTTGCTGCATCTCAGTACATTGCTTATGATGTATCACTACCTGCCAATGCCTCAGATACTCTGACACTTGGTATTACAGTTGGTGCAACAGATGTTATTACTGTTTACGCATCAAGTGCCACAATGTCCTTCGCAGCCTTCGGAAGCGAGATTTCCTAATATGACAGTCGGAAGAATACCTAATGTAGAAGGTGGTATCCAGCCCACCTTACTAACAACTGCTGGCGATATTATGTACGCCTCATCTGCTAGTAATCCAGCCAGACTTGGAATTGGAACTGCCTCACAGATTCTTGCTGTTAATTCTGGTGCTACTGCTCCTGAGTGGGTTGCTGCACCTTCAAGTGGTGGAATGACTTTAATCAACACAGGTGGAACAACATTAACTGGTGCAAGCACATCAATAACTTCTATACCAGGAACTTATAAACATCTTTATTTAGTTTTGAAAAAAGTGTATTTTGCTGGTACTGGTACTTTGTATATGACTCTCAATAATGATGCTACAAACAATTATTCTTATAGCGGAATTAGTAATGTTAATACAACTATTTCAGGTATTTCATCAAGTTCAACATCAGGATTTTATTTAGGAGTTATGTCTAATTCATCAACTGTAAAAAATCTTGGTGAGTGGGCAATTTGGATTCCATTATACACAGATACAAACAGCGTTGCAGTTCATTCTGTTTGTAAATCATATAATGGTACTTCTAGTTCTTCAAGAGTTATGGATGGCATTTACGATGGAAGTGCTGCTGTAACTTCTATTGAGTTATTAGGAGATGCAAACTTTTCTGGTGGAACAGCCTATCTATATGGAGTAAATTAAAATGACAAAACCACAAGTAAAAGAATATAATTGCGAGACTGGTGAGGAAATCATTAGAGATGCAACCGATGCTGAAATAGCACAAATGGAATTAAATGCTGCAAACTATATGGCTCGTAAAGCCGAAGCCGAAGCTAAAGAAACTCAGCGCCAGGCTATCCTTGATCGCCTTGGTATTACAGCCGAGGAAGCACAACTACTACTAGGAGGTAACTAGCCAATGGCAACAGGAAGAATACCCACAACGGCGAACTCGCCGTTAACAGCTAAAGGTGATTTATTTACCTTCTCCACAGGCTCAGCCAAGCTCGCGGTAGGATCTAACGGCGACACACTTGTCGCGGATAGTTCCGCTACTACTGGACTTCGTTGGCAAGGTGATTATGCTGCTGGCAAAAATAAAATTATTAATGGTGATTTCAGAGTAAATCAGCGTTCTTTTTCTAGCACAACAACGAGCGGAACTTATGGTTTCGATAGATTTTTGCTTATTGCAAATGGTGGAACTTCTACTTATTCTGCACAAACTTTTACAGCAGGAACGGCTCCCGTTGCTGGTTATGAAGGTGTGAATTTTGCTCGCATCGAATCAACAGGTCAAACAACTTCTGGGCAATTTACTATTTTGGGTCAGAAAATAGAAGATGTTCGAACTTTTGCTGGGCAGACTGTGACTATTTCTTTTTGGGCGAAGGCTGGCTCGGGAACTCCTTCTGTAGCAACAACCTTATATCAAGAATTCGGTAGTGGTGGTTCTGCTGGTGTTTATGTTGTCCCTTCGGCCAAACAAATTATAAGCACTTCCTGGGCTAGATATTCTTTCACGGTTGCCGTTCCTAGTATTTCTGGAAAAACGATAGCGGCTGGCAGTTCTCTGATTTGGTATCTTTGGACAAGTGCAGGAAGTGATTTCAATTCCTTCACAAATTCGCTAGGATTACAGACTGCCACTATAGATATTTGGGGTCTTCAAATCGAGGCTGGCTCAGTAGCCACCGCGTTCCAAACCGCAACTGGCACACTTCAAGGCGAGTTAGCCGCTTGTCAAAGGTATTACTATCGCAATACTCCAACTACATCTTACGGAGTTCACGGATTAGGAACAGCACGCTCAACCACGCAGGTTGATTTTTGTATAAATTTCCCAGTTCAAATGCGTGTAGCACCAGCCACTTTAGATACTGGGAATGTTTCTGTTCAATTTCCTAGTGTTTCTAATACTACATTAACTAATCTTGTAATTGATCAGTCTGGAGTTACTACCTGTTCACTACAAGGAACAGTGGCAAGCGGTTTAACTCAATTCAGAGTTTACCAGTTAGCAAATAATAATAATACGGCAGGTTTTGTCGGATTTAGTTCGGAGTTATAAAAATGGATAATGTATCTTTTGTAGAAATTGAAACACTAGAAGGCGTTAAAGAATACGCCATTATTGACAGAGGCAACAATGAATATACTTCAATGCTCAAATCAACTTATGATGCACAATTAGCGGCACAATCCACCCCAAGTCTGTAACTTATGGTAGTATCGCTCTATGGAGCAGATACCACTAGAAGATATAAAGGCTAAGCTGAGGGATCGTTACGAGACCCAAGGCTATTCAATGAGTATGTTCCGTAATGACTGGAGCCTGCTTATTAGAATGGGTGTGCATCCACAGGATGCTGACCTAGATGATATCCAACGTACTATTATGTCTGTTAAATCAGCTAGTACTAAGGGTACCTACGCTGCTCGTTTTAAGAGTATGTTCAAAGCCTTAAATAAGATGGGCTTAATTGATAATAGAGTAATGGATGATATGCCTGCTATCCGAAAGGGTAGAGGTTTACCTCATCCATTAACTGTTAATGAAGCCAAGATGCTTATCACCGAAGCAAGACAACCTATGAAAGATTGGTTTATCATAGGCTGTTACGCTGGCCTACGGGCTATGGAGGTGGCTAACCTGCGAGGTGTAGACCTTGAGCAGGCAGAGGATGGATACATCCTTAGAGTGGCAGGTAAGGGCGGAACAGACCTATCTGTGCCTGTGGCTAAGATAGTTGCTGACACAATTTTAAAGTATGAAACAAACCAAAGGCTATGGGAGGTAACTCCTAACCGCCTATCAAAGAGAACCTCAATAGAGATGAAAAGACTTGGTATAACCAAGAAGACCTTTCACGCTTGCAGGCACTTCTTTGCAACTAATATGCTAGAGAAATCTGGTGGAGATCTACTAGCAGTAAGAGATCTAATGCGCCACTCATCGGTGGCAACAACTCAGGTTTATACACAACTAGCATCTGGAAGAACTAGAACGCTGGTGAATCTTTTAGACTAAAGGAGAATAATGGCATACGGCGATGATATTACCGAAGGCATACCCTACGTATTATCCAATCCTGCAGGTGCTACCAATTATTCAGCTACCGGTGTTAATTATGATATGGCTATTGCCGGTCTGCCGTTCTTCATTGCAGCCTCTGATGAGTCACCTTATCGCAGAGTAACTGCAAGGTATCGTAAAGAGCAGTATGACCAGACCAGAGAAGCTGGTGAGCAATCACTTACTGGTTGGTGGTTTAGATCTCAATCAACCTTCCACCTTGGCGCAGGTATTAAATACTTTGAACCAGCTCAGGATGAGTCACTTCGTTTCCAGTTTGCAGAGTCTAAAGGCGTAGATGTATTTACTAAGGGACAGGCTACCCTACTTAATAGCACTGTAAGAATTTTAACTACTGCTAATAGTACCGTAATTGTGGGTGCCAATGATGGCACTAATGACTGCCTAGTTACAACAGATGGTAGTGCATTAAAGAAGATTACAATGAGCAATGATACTCCTACTGCATCTACTTATACCCAAGCAGGTACTCCATCTACTATCTTTGATTTAACTACTGATGGTATTAGATACTGGTTTATCAATACTACTCACGTTCACCGAGGAAATATCGGTGGAACTACCAGCGATGTTGAAACCTATAACGCAAGTAGCACTACAAGTGCCAGAATTAAATACATCAAACAACGCCTTATTGCTACTATCAATAATAAACTTTATGAATTAAGTGCTACTCATACTGGCGGTGGAGCTCTACCTTCAGACCACTATACCCATCCACAAAGTGACTGGACTTGGACTACCATTTCAGAAGGACCACAGGCTATCTATGTAGGCGGATATAGTCGTAAGAACTCATCTATCTATAAGATTACTTTAGATCTTGCTAATGCTAACTCTCTTGGTTTCCCAGAACTTAGTGTTCCTTCAGTAGTTATTGATCTACCAGAGGGTGAGATCATCAATACCTTTGATACCTACCTTGGTACCTATGCAGTGCTATGCACTAACAAAGGTGTACGAGTTGGAGTTATAGGCAATGAGGGAGATATCTCTTATGGTCCATTACTATTTGAAGCTGAATGTAAAGATGTAACCTTTAAAGATAAGTTTGCTTATGTATCTACTAAGCAGGATACTGAGTCAGGTTTAGTTCGTATTGATTTATCCCAACCAGTAATTCCTAATAGCCTAGTCTTTGCTTATGCTTGGGATGTGTGTGCTGCTGGTGAGACTGTTACTGCTGATTCAACTGCCTTCCTTGGTTCAACAGATCGGGTAGCTTTTGCTGTCCCAGGAGATGGTGTTTGGATTGAATCATCTGCAGTTAAGGTTGAGTCTGGTTATTTACAAACAGGTTTTATTCGTTACAACACTTTAGAGAATAAATTATTTAAGTTACTTAATCCTAGAGTAGACACTACAGATGGCGCTATCAGCATCAAGTCTATTGATTATGAAGATACTGAGTACAACATAGGTGGCTTTGCTCAAGGTGCTACAACAAGTGAGATAGGTATACCTTATCCTGCTCAGGCGCAAGAGTATCTTGCTTTTAAATTTACTATCTCTAGATCATCAACTGATTCTAGTAAGGGTCCACTATTTACTGGATACCAATTAAAGTCTTTACCTGCTGTACCTCGCCAAAGAATAATCCAATATCCTCTATTCTGTTATGACCACGAGAGCGATAATAT